AGTTTAGGTACATGTTTTGCATAAAATCCATTACCAGCTTCAGTTCCTGATATAACAGTACCAATTGGTATGTCTTGATGATGAAATAATAAATCACGAACTAAAAAAGATTTACCTGTGTCTCTTCGACCGATCATGACAATTACTGGACCCTTGTTTTCATTCGCATGAAAAGTAATCCATCTCATATCAAATTTTTTTAATTCTAACGTCATGTTAGTTTGCTATACAAATTTTATGATATTAAATTTATGTAAATTATACGGATTATACACGTTTATTTTTTACTAAAATTCTATTTATAAACGTTATATGTCTAAATTTAAGATAAATTATTATAAACCGAAAGACATTGATTTATTATTTTTGTCTCAACGGTATGATAAAAGTAAAGATACATCTATAGAAGATTCTTATAACCCATATAATATTGAAAAAATACAATTATATAATCCTTTGTATAAAATATTTTTTGATATGACTGAAAATAATTATTCAAAAATTTCATTAAATCATCAATACCACTTTCAAGATTTAGAAACAATTTATGAAAAACAAGAGAAAACTCCCATTACCAAAAAATCATTCATCAAATTTTCTCCATTATTAGATCCATATCGCTATATGATTGGTAAATATGATGTCAATGATGAACGCATTACAAAGATGCCTTCTCTTAATAGTACTAATAAAGAGGTATATCATAAATTATTATCGCATCATAATGCTTCTTACATTGATTCTTTTTTCTATTATTTAACTAGTATTGTATTAAATCATCACAATATTGCTCACGGAATTGATTATTATGGATCATATTTAGGTGTGCAAGCTAAATATCGCGTTTGTTTGACAGATGATGTAGAATTTTTACGAAGTTCCGATTATTTTAATGATAATATTGGAAAGTTGTTTTATATTGAAGATAGTGATAGCAATATTACATTTAATCCGTTTTTGAATATGGAATCATCTCGTAAAAATAAAAAGAAATTACATGTATCGGAAAGTATTATTGAAATTGAATGCGATGAATTGACAGAAGAATATGAAGATACAAACGATAATTCTGATATTGAAACCATTTATAGCAAATGCCGTTCAAACTCTAGTAGTTCTAGTTCCAGTTCTAGTTCATCTAATAGTGATTTAAATTACAGTTCAGACGAAGGACAAGATTCAGGAGAAGAAGATTCAGGAGAAGAAGATTCAGGAGAAGAAGAATCTGAAGAAGAAACGGAAGAGGATTCGGAAGAAAGTTCCGATTGTTCTAGTGAAGAAGAAATTTATGGTTATATTCATAATTTTCCTGTACAAATGATTTGTATGGAAAAATGTCATGGAACACTGGATCAACTATTTGTTCAAGACGAAATTGATGAAAAAACTGGTGCTTCGATTTTGTTTCAAGTGGTCATGATTTTATTAATATATCAAAAAATGTTTCAATTTACACATAATGATTTACACACCAATAATATTATGTATGTTGAAACGGAAGAAGAATTTTTGTATTATAGTTTTGAAAACAAACATTACAAAGTTCCTACTTATGGTAAAATTTATAAAATTATTGATTTTGGTAGAGCCATTTTCAAATTCAATGGTAAAATTTATTGCAGTGATAGTTTTGCCAAAGATGGCGATGCAGCAACTCAATATAATTGCGAACCATTTATGAATGAAGATCGTCCTAGACTTGAACCAAATAATAGTTTTGATTTATGTCGTTTAGGTTGTTCATTGTTTGATTTTGTAACAGATATTGATGAAAAAGAAGATGAATTGGACGAATTACAAAAAACAATAGTCAGATGGTGTTTAGACGACAATGGAAAAAATGTATTATATAAGAAAAACGGCGAAGAACGTTATCCTAATTTCAAATTATACAAAATGATTGCACGTATTGTACATAATCATACTCCTGAAAATCAATTGACTTACCCTTTTTTTACACAATTTTTAACAGAAACTCCAAGTAATCACAATATAAATATTGATATATTACCAAATTATAGTGAAAAATAAAATTGAATCTTTTTTATTCATTAAATAGTATATTAACTTAATATTTAATGAACAATTACATAATGGCATTTAGTTCGAATACTTATACTCTCCTGCATTTTATAGGTAATAAATATAAATATAATCGTAATATTCATATTAGTAGGCAGTTAAAACGAAGTGATTCGTTTATTGAAATATCATCTTCTCATCCTAAAAAAAAGAATTGTTCTATTGACCTTTCGAAAACCAATGTATTTACAAAAGAAGATTTTGGTGATTTATATAATTAAAAACTTGGACTATCTGTAAATACTTGTGTAGAAGCATGGTTTAATACTTTTGTTTCAGTAACTACATTAAAAAAATCTCTAATGGTTGTTTGAAAATGAAAATAAAAATAAGATCCGGCAATAGAACACATTAATACTAACAAACAGTCACGGACAACATCTTTCAAGGGTTTAACTTCATCCATAAAATATTTTGTTTCAATGAATTTTGATAAGCAAAAGGAAAGTGTGATAATGGATGCAACAACAAATACTTCTTCCATATTCCTAAATATATGTTTATCATGATTTTTTGATTTTTTTTACAACGAATTGTTATTTACAAAAATTATATAAAACAGAATGCATTATTTTATATAATATGTTGAATTCTATTTTACTTGTTGCTTTTATTTTTCAATGTTTAAGTTGTAACATAAATATAAAAAATTTTCAATTACCATTTCAACATTGGAAAAAACAAGTTTGTCACAAAATACATTGCTCCAAAAATTGGACATTCATTCCATACGAATTGCAACCTTATGAAATTGATTTTTTTGTTATTATTTAAGGCAATTCTTCAGCTTCTAAGAATATATCAGCACTTTCTATTTTTGTTTCTTTTGGTTCATCCAATACATCAAATCCAGTTAAATCCATAGTGTCTGTATGGATTTTAATACGTTCATCTTCATCATCGGAATCTTCCTCTTCAGCCATTTTACGTTCCATAGAACGGGCAACACTAATATCTTCCAAACGCTCTAATGTTTTCGGTGCTTCAATTGTTTCTTCCTTGTTATCGGTAGAAATAGCACTGTCCATGTCATTAAATGTTAGTTTTGTAACTACCTTTTCATCATCAATGTTTTTGATGGATGGGGTCACAGGTACAACTTCGGCTTCCTCTTCTTTGTCTAATTTACTTTCTTCTTCTTCTGTTTTCTCTTCTTCTTTTGTTACTTGAGGTTCCTGGACATTTTCTATAAAAACTTCTTCTTCTTGCTCTACACTTTCATCCATGTAAGCACGAATAATGGCTTCTGTTGGAATACTCTCACGTATAGTTGTTAAAATTGCTTCTTGGATTATTAACTCCAATTCACGTGCGTTTTTCTGTGTTTGTAAAGGGGAAACGTTTTTCTCAAATAAATATACGTTTGAATAGACCTTACGTGCAGTGTGAATATATACTTTATGAATAAAAGGATCAAGTTTTGGGATGGAAATATCAATTTTCTTTTGTTTATTTCCTACGCGAATACATGTCAATACTTTCAACTGTATAATATGCACACAAGTAATCAAATCTTCTAAATAATTACATCCAGAACGTTCAATAATACGCTTTCGTTCGTCTTCTACAATGACAGAATTCCATTTGGGAATTCTAGAAAGTAAATTTTGAAATGTCATCAAGTATTTGTTCATTTCGTCTGTGTCAACACACATTTTCCATGCTTCTTCAAAAATAGAACGTAATCCTTCTTCTACTAGTGGTGTAAATAAACTCACCAATCGACTACACCATTCGTTACGTGCTTCATGCAAATTGGAAATCACAAAATCATCCATATTTACATATTGTTCATATGTAAATATCATTATTAAAACGAACTACTAAATAGTTTGTTTCATCAAAGTAAAAAGTGTAAATAACAAAAGTTTTTCATTTCTAAATTCTGATTTTATTTTATGAAAATACATAATGACTTCATTTTTATTAATTTCTGATAACAAAGTTGTTTGTTTTAACCATTCAATAAAATCAAGGGTAGAATATCCATTTTCATAAATTGAAATACATAAATTTATATATTCTTCATTTGTTTTGTCTAAACTCTCTCCTATTTGATCGTTGAACCATTCTATGTTTGATGTTTTTTGCCCATAAATTTTATCTAAATGATATTGATGCAAATTCAAAATTTCACCATTATGATTTATGCTGTCAGGAACATATATTTCACAAAAACGTGATAAAATAGGATTTAACATTTTGTGTTTGTTTTCCACAACAATGAAAAATCGTGTATTATAACTAAATGATTCAATACAACGTCTCATTGCTGATTGGGCATCAATTGTCAAACTGTCTGCATTAAATAGTACTATTGTTTTAAATTGAATGCCTTTGTTACCTTGTATGTTTGTTTTTGCGAAAAATTTCAAATCGTCACGAATAAATTTGATTCCTTTTCCATGGGCACAATTTACGTACATTACATTTGATTTCAATTTTGATTTATCACCATTGTATATTTTATTGACAAAATCATATACTAACGTTTTCTTACCCGTACCCG